GGGTCTTTTGCGGAAGTCCTCCTTTAGTAATCTTGTTGAAGTATTCCAAATCAAATGGTATTCTTTTTTCGATACGATGATAAAAATCGTAGCGATCAGCGTAATTATCCAAAAAGTCATGACCAATGTGAGGATCGAAACTAACGCCCAAAGCATCAGACAAAAGAGTAGGAATGCTTCCTTTACCCCTGTTAGGATCTTTCCCATCAAGTATTTGGATGGAATCCATGATAGCATTGTACACCGCCTTTTCTTGGCAGAATTTTTCTGCTGTATCGATTAGCCAACTGAGTTCTTGTTCTGATTTATCATTAGAAACTTCCGAGAGTAATTCTAATGACTTATTTAACTCAACCTCTGAGAGTTTAGTTGACTCTTTGAGAGAAATTTGTAGGGCTGTTACTGACGGGAGAGAGTTATACTTGAGAATGAAACTCTTGATCTCATCAAACACTTTCCTTTCGTGGCTTTCGCTTAGATACTCTCCTTTTAGGAACGGGAGGCTCTTCCTCATAAACTTCTCGTTCCGAATCAGATTGGAAAGTATCAGCGTTTCTGTTTTCATTCTTCAACTCCTTCGCAGAATTCATAATAGCAGAATGTAGTATACTACGAAATACCTGGGAAACATAATTATTGAAACTGCGAGATTCTACATCACAAAGATTTGGATTAGCGATCACAGCAATATTGAAATTCATCAATTGATTTTCGCCAACTATAAGTTCAGAATACTCAACAATCACGCCAGGAAATTTCTTCAGAAACTTTACTGCAATTGCACTTTCTTGGGCAAGATCATGCATGAATGTATAGTGAACATCTAGTTTGATGAACTTCGTCGCCCACCAAAATTGATACTTTGAGTATAGATCTCGAAAATCAGGCATCTTCATCTTCTTCTCCAGTATCGCTGAGAGTTGTTACTGCTGAACTGAACTGGTATGCATCACGCACCCACTGCTTGAATTTCTCATCAGCAATAATACTATCCCAAAACTCTGGGCATTCTGTATCAGCCAAACGCCACTTCTTACCATCAACTTCACCAGTGGCAGTATTCACTTTAGCATACCAACCTACGTTAGGTTTTGTAACATGACCAGACTCAAGTGCCATGTCCAAAAGACCACTGTAACGAGAAATACCACCATCGAAGCGAACTGTGACGGGGATACGGGCTTTTTCACGAACATAACGAGATTTCTCCACGTTGATGATAAAATTATATCCAATTAGATCTTGACCATCCTTTTCCTGCTGACGACCGAGAATATAGATGTTATCTGCCGAATAATAGGAACCTGTTCCGCCACCGACAATATCCTTGGGAAACATACCGATTTCTTTATAGGTATGATTTACTACGACCATAGGAATGTCCTTCAGGGTGAGGTGTGGTGTCACCATACGGAACAGGGATTTTATTTGCTTGGCTCGAGTCATGTCACCGACAGACTTTTGCTCAAGTGCATCCTCAACTTCTTTCTTCGACGCGAGATTGCCGATCGAATCAACAACAATCATGATACGATCACCACGCTCGATATTCTGTAACTGATTCATAATATCAAACTTCAACTGCTCAACATCCGTGATGGGAGTATGAACAACACGATCAGTATCAATACCAAACGAAGTGAAATAGTTTTGTGGAGTACCAAACTCTGAGTCATAGAAAAGCACAACAGATTCTGGATACTTATCTTGATAAGCCTTTGCCATCAAGAGACTGAATGCAGTCTTGAAGTGCTTCGACGGACCAGCCCACATCGTAAGACCAGGAGTGAAACCACCGTCAAGATCGCCAGAGAATGCAACATTCACTACAGGAATGCTGGTTTGGATCATATCCTTTGCTGCAAAGAACTTGGACTTGGCGAGAATCGCAGTGTCTTTGATTGTACTATTTTTCTTCAGTTTTTCGAGTAGACTCATTTTCATTCACCCTATCTAAATGTTGAATACCAAAATCATCCTTCATCATAAAGTTATAGATTGTATCATCAATCTTTATCCCACTATTATAACTTATTTTTTGAGCCTTGACAACCTTTTTCTTCGCTTTCGGTTTTGGCAAGACATCTGCTACAACTGAATCTTGCTTCTCTTCAGGTTTATGATTCCATGTAATATTTGCAGCAATCAAAAGTAAGACTGCGAGTGGATCGAATACAAGAACAATCAATATGATTACAAATCTTACAGCACTGTCGAAATAGTTTGCTGCTTGCTCTTTACCATAAATCAATTCAGCGATATACTTGAGTGGTCCCACTTTTGCTTCAGACTCGATGTTGGAGCGGCGGAGTGGGACGAGTTGTGCGTTGAGATCGTCAATTGTAGCATCTGCAGATTCAATTGCAGTATTCAATGCAGTTCTTTCTGCTTTCTGCTGAGTACGGACCCTAGCACCGTCAATAAAAGATTTCTCAACAACTGAATCCAAAGAATCTAAAGATCTTTGAGCATTATCAATTTGTCTTTGCTGGCTCGCAATTTGCTGCTCAATTCTTGCAATCTCGAGAGAGTTATCAGCCACACCAATTGAAGATTCAAGATGAACTTTCGAGAGATAACCGAAGGTCCCTAGAGAGGTAATGAACATCAAAATGAAGATAGCAAAAATGAAATACGCTTTGATAAGTTTTGGTGCAATGCTCCAGTTGCGATACAACCAAGAAGCAGCCACAAGTTTGGCAAATTCTAAACTCGCTCCCATCAAAGAGATAGCAAAAATCGCACCAGGAAAGATCGCAATCAATCCAATAATTGAGTAATATGCGGCTGTTCCTGACAATAGTAAGCCAGCAATGAGAGCAAGTAAAGCCATTTGTTATCCGAAAAATGAGTCCAGTGATTCGACCTTCTCAGTTCTCCAATTTATGGAGGAGAGGATAATTTCAAGAGGCTCAATAAATGACTTTTCAAATTGAAGATCGTAGTCTATATATTGCTCGGCATCAAGTTGTTTCGGAATGCCAGACAAGAACGCCAGAGTGTTATTGTTGTAGATATTCGGCTGCTTCAGATAGATGAACTTGATCTTTTCACCCTCCTGAATCTCTTGATACCGTTTGTTGAGTTTCATTTCTCTTAGCAAATGATTGTAGACCAAAGCACCCTTGACATGGATTGGCGTACCCTTCTTGAAGATATTTGCAGAGTCAGAATATTCTTTCAGACCATTGACTGATCTTGGAAATGCGATATTCTCAACAGGAAGCGTTTTGAACTCATGGCGAAACTTTTCGATAAACTTATGCAGATCATCTTCAGTCTGCGTCATGATGATACTGATTGCTTCTTTAATCTTTACACGACAAGCAGATGGCGTTGAGGACTTGACAGCCTCAAGACCCATGATCTTGAGTTTGGGTTTGGCATAGGCGACACCTTCGCTATCATGGACGTTGAGAATATATCGCTTCTTGGCAGTCCAGATTGCTTTATCAGCCAAAGACTCACGCTTCATTTCCATACGCTGCTGGAATGCATTGACATATTCTTTCAGTTCTTCATACGACGCATCAATGAACGGCTGAATCTTATCATCACAAACCTTATTCATGAACTTGATCACTTTTTTGGTGTCAGAAGTATCAGGATAAAGTTTCTTGATCAGCGGACCCATGTTCAAATAGATTGAGTCAGTATCCGAAGCAATGACATAATCTTCATCTTCAGTCTTGAGCAGTTTGTTCATATATTCGTTGATCTTCTTTTCAATCCAACGAATAGACAACTGACCTGCTGTCGTGATACCTTCAGCGATGCGAATATCAAAGAAGCGGAAGTATTGATTGCCCAGTGCACCGTAAGCGGAGTTTAGAGTAACCTTCTTTGCCAACTGTAGATTATTATATCGCGCAACTTGTTTTTCAAGATAATGGACCTGATTCTTATCTTCAAGAACAGTTTCGATTTTCTTTTTGGCTTCAATCGCCAACTTCTTATAGCGTGTACGATCTTTGTACATGCTATCCATAATCTCAGGCAATACACCCTGTTCTTGAATACGGAACAACTGACCATTCGGTGTTACGGTAACACCAAGATCTTTTAGAATGCTTGTATCAACTTCTTGATGGAGCAAAGACTCAACATTGATATTGCAATTGCTGATAAAGCCGCGCATGTTGTCATTGTATAACTTCGGCTCAACGAGAGTTTCCATTGAGATGTTATACTGCATGATCAAGTGCGGATACAGACTGTTCAAGTCAAATGAAGCAACCCATTCGTGCATACCACAAATGGGATCTTTGACATACGCACCTTCGTACTGCGAACTCTTTGTACTGCGCGACATTTGAGGGATGACAATCTTTTTACGCAGAAGATAATTGTATACAATCGCATCCCACATACGGACTTGAGTGAACACATCGTCATAGTTTACTTTGTTGTCGTAAGCAAGAGTGAGTGCCAACTCAATCAACTTCATCTTATCTTCGAGTTTCTCAACAAGTTCAACGTCCTTGATGTTATACTCAATGAACTTTTGATAGTCGTGTTTGTATAATTGATGAAGAGTTTCGAACTCAGAATAATCTAATTTCTTTTCACCCAACTCAACGTGAGCAATGTTATCAAGACGATAAGACTCTTGTTGCGAATAAGTGAACTTGCGATAGAGTTGAATGTAATCAAGAATCGCAATACCAGAAATATCATAGAACTGCACTGGGCGATTCATCATCACCGTTTCGCGTTTACTAATACGATTCCAAGGAGAAAGTTTCTTGGCTTCATCCTCACCAAGAATCTTGGTAATACGATTTGCAAGATATGGAATATCGAATTGCTCGACGTTCCAACCAGTGACTACATCTGGATGCCACCGTGTCCATAAGTCGAGGAATCTTCGTATAAGGTCGGACTCATCACGGCACTTTGCATAGTGCACGTCGTCACGATGCTTGCTATAATCGCCGCAACCAAACACAAAATAATTACCCTTGACTTTGATACTGATTGCTGTAATTGCTTCGTTTGCATCTCTTGGTTCAGGAAATCCGTTTTCGGATCCAACTTCGATATCAAGATAGGCAATAAGTATTTTACTGACATCCCAAAGAATATCGTCAGGATACTCA